TTGTAAATCTTCGATGCTTTGGTCGCCACGTCTACCTTCACAAACAGAGCCTCTACCTTCTCAGGCTCAAGGACCGCAGTGTGGATCAGCTTGCCGATGGCAAGGGCTGGTGTATCCAGCCTTGCCCCCTCTAGCATATTTTTGTACTCCTTCGGGCTTTCGTTTAAAAGCTTGTCAGAAGAAGATGATAGTGAAGCAGAGCCTAGGTACCCATAGTAGAAGTCGTCGTCCATCATTGCTTCGAGCAAGACATTCTTCTCCCAGGACGTGCCGTCAAGCAAGATTATCTCGCTCATTATTTCTTGATGAACTTGGACAGCGCGTTACGCTGAACATCAGAGAGTTGGTCTCCAATTGCTTTTAAGATCTCTTCGTACTTCTCTTTAGTACCTACCTCTTTCATTCGGTCAACAGCCTTTTGGAAAAGCTCAGAACCTGCTGATGGCTTAGCGGCGACCGGCTTCGCCGTAGTCACCTGCACTTGGGCGCCCTTGCCGTGCGTATTGGTAGAGTCAGCATCTTTAGTGTCGTCAATCAAGAACATAGCATTAAGAGCATACTTACGAGCATAGGATGATGATGAGCCAAACGACTGGGCGATGTCCATCCCCTTGCGGTTCGGGTCGATTCCTGCCTGGGCTGTTACAATGATTTCTTCGGAACCGTACGACACACGAACCTTTGACTCTACGTACACAAGTCCGAAGATCTCGTGTATGCTGTCAGATAGTGTAAGCACAAGTTCGTTCTCTGCGAGAAGTGGCTTCAGTGCTTCGAGGACGTCCTCTTGATTTCGGTAAGAGTACTTACCGAAAGAATTGTATTGGCCTTTGGGGGCTTTGAGTCGCGACTGGACATTGATCAGTCGCTGTTGGAAAGTTTGTTCTTTCATAGTGTTTAATTTAATTATTGATTAATTTGTACAAAGATAACAGCAATATATCTGGTATGCAACTATTTGCTGTTATTTTTTTTATTACGCGCCTAGTTTTTACCCTCTGCGCTCACTTTTTTCGATATGAATCTGCTCCACATCTTAGCAGCAACAGCAATACGCTGGAGTCGGAAAGGATAGGCGGGGCGCAATCGCGCCATCGCTATCCGCATAAACTGCTCTCTCATTGTATGTGTGCGTTTATTAGGGCTGTAAACACTACTATCGTTATGATAGTCAGATAGATATAACCCATTGCTTCAATCTTTTGTTTCATAGTTTTATTTGTTGTTGTTGATTGGATATAGTGCGCCTGGATTGCCCCAGGATAACGAAGCCTTACTCTTGACGCAGAAGCATCAGTTCGTTTAGCAGTGCATCCCGCTCTGATTCGACAGCCTTGAGGGCTGTCTCCATCGCGGTTACTCGTAGGACGTAGAAACGTACTAAAGAGTGAAAGTGATCGTTCATATGCTGTATGTGTTAATGTTATAGACGTTAATTGGTTGCTCTCGCAGGGCGAAGTTAGCCATCAGAATTTATAGTAGCAAGGTTTTTTGTACTCTTTGAAAAAAAGTTATTAACAATTTACTATTTGTATAACAGCATCAGGGCAGTCGCTACTGCAGGCCATCTTGCTGTCGGTTATAAGCATCCCGTCCTCGGAATAACTTAGGCTGTAGACCCCGAACCGAACTACTGGGCTCTCGCCCTTCTTCTCGTCGAGCCATAGGTTCACATCGTAGTACTTATCGCCTACCGATGTGGTAGCCCACTCATCGTCAACGAGTGGTCTTATGGTCACCTCGCCCTGAGTTCCGTTCGCGCAGAAGCGGATAAGGAACTTGCTTGAGGTAAAGGATTCGTAGGTCATCTTCATCACGTTAGCGCTTTAATTATTTGTGCTACAATTAGCACCACAATGTTAGCGAAAATAACTACTTGTAGGAATGACATACCCTTGGCGGCTATCTTGTCGATCAATTCAGAGAACTCATCGTTACTGGAAGTCTTCTTCATCGTATTGTTCTTCTTTGATTACTATGTGTTGTGCATATCGTACGCGTGTGATGATTTTACTCATCGTGCTGTCGGAGGTAAGCCTCTTCTTGTTTCTAACTATCGGCTTCATCGTAGTGCGTCCTTAAGTTCTTGCCTCGTTAGGCCGGCCTCATCACTGAGCCAGTTAAGGAATGTGTCCTCCTCATAACTCCTCACTACAATCTGCGAGGACGTAGAGAATACGTTACTGGTCGGGGAGAAGATGAAGTACAGCATAGTGGGCGGTACAAGTTCTCCGTTGTGGATTTTGTCCACAAAGTCGTTGAAGTCCCACTTCCACCTAACGTCATCGTACCTGTCGGTTGACCATCCGTCAGCAACTAAGGTGTAGCCGTCATTGATTTCTACGTCAACGTATCCCCTGTATCCTCCAGTTGAAGTCCACTTAGCACCCTTGATGCAGGATGGCGCACCCTCCTGCTCCTCGTAGTTCTCGGTGTCTCGGTAGCGGTTCAGGGTTTGTGAGTAGTGGAATACCGCCATAGATTCCTCGTTAGGGTCAAACTCATACAAGATTGTTGGGGCTTCCCAGTGGGACTCCAAGCAACTTTCGCAGATCACATTGTCATCCTTGTCGTAGCCATAGTAGTCGTTGTCTTGGTCGAACTCTCGGTCGCAGTCGGAACAATTTTGTAGTGGGGTCTCCGTTGGTTTATCTGAATAGTCTTTCATAGTTATTTGTTTTTGCTGTTGTTTTTATTGGTTAATTGTTTTGCTAGGTCAAACGCATCCTCTTGATTGGTGAATGACTTGATGAACCTGAACGGCTCCTGAAGTAGCACATCGTGCTTCTCGGTGTCGGGGTTGTATGATACCACGTAGTCCATAATCAAAAGGTTTGTGTGTCCATAACCTCGCGGCTGATAACCTTGGCGAACCTAAAGGCTTGGTCGAATGATTCGAACTCGTACCCAAGGTCTTGGTCGGCATCGTCCCTTAGGACGTAGATGCCGTCCTTGCGCTCAATGCGAACCTTGGCGATCGGTAGTGGTGGGCTAAATATCTGCCCGAAGAATGATTTGCTTTTCATAGTTGTTAGTTGTTGATTGGGTTAATAAAGGGGCGGTGCCGAGCCACCCCCCTAAGTGATGAAAATATCCCATACTCGGTGGCTTTATAGTTATAGGTGTTTAAATTTTACTTGAATTCCGTCTTCGTTAAGGTAGCGTACGCTGTAGTCCTGATCTTCATCCACCTCGATGGTAACCTCATTGATGTGTCCACCGTTTCTATCCATCTTGATGAACCCAGCCTGGCCGTGGCCCTCCTCAATGAACTCTCCGTAGATTTCCAATCCCTTGTAGTCGTTTATTAGCATCCGCTCAATCTCCTCAAGTATTGGGAACGCTAAGTTCCAAGCCGTATCAAAGAACAGCACGTTGCTGTAGGTTCCAAAGGTCTTGACCTCGCCATAAGCCGCGTTCCACTTGGTTCCCCAATTCTCTCGGTTCCAATCGTACCAATTAGGTATGTTGTTGTCCTTGCAGTACTTCTCCTCTTGCGTTCCGATATTACCTCGGAACAAGTTGTCGGGTGGGGGAATTATTTTCTCAAAGTCAATTGGCTGATCGGACTCAAGTCCTTGACCAATTGCATTAAAGAATTCTTCTCGTAGTTTTTGATCGCCCGATACTTCAAGGGCTGTTCTCATCCAGTTTGGCATAGTTTCTATTTGTTTATAATTGATGTTCGGTTATGTATATTCTGATGGTTTGGTAGTCGTCCACTTCAATGTAGTATTCGGTATCTTCATCGCAGTACACGTCTTTGATTTCGTGCCTTGCATTTACTGACTTCTTGGTAGCCTCAAAGAATTGGAGTGCTGCACCTTCGGTGACAAAGGCTTCGTGGTCGTTTAGGTCGAGGTCGGAATGAGTCTCGTGAAGGATGTAGAATTTCATTTGTTTAGTATTTAATTTGTTTGTCGGTAGAGCATATATTGCTCAATTCGTTCTCAAAGAATTCAGTCATTTGCTCAAAGTCAAAGTGAACCTTTGCGTTTGCGTCAATGTGGTAGTACACAGGAACGATTATTTGTTGGGGGATGTGGGTTTTCATATTGTTTATTTGTTATTAAAGTATTCATCGATGCATTCAAGTTCGCTCTTGGTGTCTACATTGAATTTGCTACCCAGGAACTTGGTGTACTCAATGATTGCATCAGACCAAAATATATCGAGGCCGTCAATCTTATACCCCATTGCTAACATTCGGTCGGTCATACAAAATACTCCGTATGATTTTTCGTGGTTAATTACTTCTTCGTGCCCTCCCTCCATTACTACTATATAACCTAATTCTAGCACCTCCTTGAGTTCTTCCTCACTAGTAATTAGCGCCTCATTTAGTTCATCATTAAGTTCAAATAGTGGTACACTATTGGTTGCCCATAGAGCCAAGGCTAGGTCAGTTACGTTTACGAATGTGAATCCGTCTTCAGTTTTAATTATTCGATTTTCCATAGTTTCTATTGTTATTGATTAAAGTTCTAAAACAGCAAGTGAAACGTTACCCTCGCGGTCTATCCACCCCTCCTTGATCAGAGCGTTGGCGGTTCGGCCGTAGGAGCCCTGAAGGCTCCAGGCCATACCGCTTCTGACCAAGTCAGCGAAGAGGCACACGACTTCTCGGTCGTTTAGTTCGCCCTGTTCGTAGGCGATGATGTTGTCGATTGATGATGTTTCGTTGTTCATATTAATTGTTTTATTGATTGGTTATGTAAAGGTGATAATGGATTTTGGAATATGCAAGAGAAAGTTATTAACAATTTGTTATTGAATTGTAAACCAATCTTCGTCCATATTAAAATCATCGATTTGCTGTTGATCAACGAACGCTTCGCAGTACCAAGAGTCTCCTCCTTCGCTATCTATTGTCAGGTCTGCCGTTACGTTAGTACCTAACAAGGTCTCCCACTCACGGACAAAGTCGTTTACGTCTTCTTCGGTTCCGTCAAAGTATGTCCACACGCGGAGGTCATTTATTGTTTCCATAGTTTCCATAGTTTCTATTGTTTGTTTTTAACTTGTACGTATGTCATCCAATACTTATCGCTATCAGTTGTCACGTCATCTTGGTCATTCATCAAATCCATAAAATCAGTAAGTTCAATAATTCCTATTTCTTTTCCATAGTATAGACCATAAAGGAATTCTATGCTGTCGTACACATTGTTCTCAATAAGTTCTGCCTCTTTTCGTTCAAACGATTTTATGGGCATTAGTAAAATGTAGGTTTTCATAATTTCTAATTGTTTATTGGTTGTTTTCGGTTAGTACTTTGTGAGCTTCCTCTATCTGCTCACCAAGGTCAACGGATAGCATCTCAATGATGTCGAAGGCAATTAATTTGTTTCGCGTTTGGTCGTCAGTTGCATTAACGAAGTCTCCAACAGCATTTAGGTACTCGGCATATGCTCGCACCATATTGTTTAATTCAGTTTTCATAGGTTCTATTGTTTATTTAATTAGTAAGGCTGTAGAGTAGTGTAGCCGTAGGCAATTATTTTGCCTTGGGCAAGTAGGTTGTCGAGTTTCTTTGAGAACGCAGTCTCGCTTGGAGCCTTGTCAGATACAACGTCAAAAGTTACCTCGGCAGTTACTCCCTTGTTGGCTGTCCTTGTGAAAAATGTATGGTTCATAGTCAATTGTTTTTTGGTTAAGATGCCTCACGGCATTTCGGGTACTAAACCCATCCTCAGTTAACCTTTACTTTTTGCAGTTCACTTTCTAAAAATAACTCCGCCCTATACTTTACATCATCACTTGACAACTTAAATTCAAAGGCGCCAAATGGGACGTAAATGCTGCCATTATTGACAATACTCGGTATGTCTTGTAGTTGAAACCATTTTTCTGCATAATCTAACTCGGTCATAATTTCTATTTGTTTGGTTAAGATGCCTCGCGGCATTTCGGCTAATATCAAGCCTCTTCAGTTAACCTTTGCGTTCCGCGTTATAGGCATTAAACATTGTGTCTCGGATTGTCTCAAGATTCGAGTACTCGCATCCGTAGAGTTCATCAAAGGTGAACTTGGCATAGGGAGCATTAATGTTGTCTTGCAACATTGTGATTAGGGATATGATTGAGATTTTGATTGATTCTTCAGTAAAGTTCATAATTCCTATTTTTTTGGTTAAGACCTACCGAAGTAGGTTTCGGCTATTAAAGCCTCTTCAGTTAACCTCGTATGCGAATTTTAACTCACCATCAAGTAGTAATGGCTGATAGTCACCTCTCGCAGTTAAATCTTCAGTATCAAAGAAATCAGTACTAAATGCTACCTCGTATTCGGGGAACATTATGCATATCCCTCCATATTCGCCATAACGAGGATGCTCGGCAAGGATTACATTTTGGTGGGCATCATTAAGTAACTCATTAAGCACCGAGGCACCCTTGGAGGTAAGGTAGGAATAGAAAGCAGTAGGAGTCATAGGATGGTAGATTAAATGATTGATGGTGTAAAGGTGATAATTACTTTTTGACATATGCAAGTTTTTAGGTGAAAGTTTTTTTGATTCACCCGTAACTTGCTGATAATCACCGACAAAAGTTTTAGTCAGAGGGTTAGCGTAGATGCATAACCATTGCCATAGTGGGGGGAAGTGGTAGGTAGTGGGAGGCCAAAGGTTGATTAGGGAGTAGTTAGGGGGGGGCTATTGTTCCTCTCTTCTATCGAAGAGCAAACCAACTCAATCACCAACCGACAACAAACTCCTCACCAAACCTACCAACCAAACGCCATAGCCGTTCACCATAGCCGACCTACCAAAACGCCAAAATCCTGCAATAGGAATCAGCGCGCGCGAGGGGCATACGTGTGGGATTGCGTTTCCGTTTGTGTGTGCGTACGTTTATATATGTATATTATCCCCCAGATAATTATTTCTAATTCGAAATAATCAGGCCTACCATAAACATTTATTTCTCTTAAGATGCTTCTGACGTCAACCCTTAGGTTGAGGAAGAAGCTGCAGACGTAAACTTATACATTGACGATAGTAGTCTAAACAGCTGTTAATTTGCCATCACGTGGGAGGTGGAGGGTCCCTAAGGACCCGTATACCTCCATTACTCTGCTTTATATGGAGTAATGATGGTCAGAACGAACAGACCATAGTTGTCGCTTATTCTGGGTATCTGAGCACTTGATGTGTTTCGTGACGAGTAGGGGGGTCTCTGCTTGGGCGACGACCCCCTTAGTACGTGATGTGTAAAAGCGATTGTCTTTTAGATCGCTTTGTCTTTGAGCACTGTCACTGCAGACCTTAGTCTATGCGAAGGTACAAATGGATTTACAACTTGTCAACCGACTATTTTTTGTATATTTGCAAACAACAAAAACATAACACTATGAAAATCTACCATATAAAGAACAGCTACGGGTCCGACAAGATTGTAATTGCATCAGACAGATCCGCATTCTACACATTTAGGAACAAGGCAGGTGATATATCGCCACTAAAGAAGATATACTGTGACGACAGGGGTTGGACCGTTGTATCTACTAATGGCCTCAAGAAAGGTATATCCTTAAATATAGTGGAGATAGACTATGACAGGGAGTTCTCGTATAATTCATTATCGGGTCCAATAGGTATCTCTGTAATGTGTGACTATGAATCAGTAAAGAAATGGCTTGACAAAAACGACTGCAAGATTCTACCTGGAGGAATGTGTAGGTACGCTGTATCTAGCAAGGGGAAGGCATTTCGTATGTTTGATAAATTTGGTACTCTAAAACCTTTTAAGTTAATTGGAGCTAAAAATAGTAGGGGGTATACACAGATTCATATTAAACAATTAGATGGTTCGACTAAATATGTATTAATCCATAGACTTGTGGCGTATATGTTTCTTAATGTAAGTTGGGACTCTAAGCTTGATATCGATCATATAAATATGAATAAGAACGATAATAGACTAGAGAACATCAGGGCGTGTACAAGGTCTGAGAATTTACAATTCTTTAGAGACCGAGTTGTAAAGCTGTACATAAGAAATGGAAGGGATATAGCACTAACCGCAAGGGCTATGAACATAACTCAAGGTAAAGTATCTGCATCACTATCTACAGAAGGCGTTAAGTAGGATTGTATATTTGCTGCTATGAAACTAAGTAACTACGTATCGTTAGCTGAGGTCACCAAGAGTGATACCGCTAAGCGCAAGGGTATCAGCAACGAGCCCACCCCAGAGCATCTAGAGAACCTAAAGACAATCTGTACTGAAGTCTTTGATAAGGTGCGTGAGCACTTCGGTGTTCCTATCTATATCTCTTCTGGCTACAGATCTGCTGCCTTGAATAAGGCCATTGGTGGTAGTTCTACCTCTGACCATAACCTAGGGCGCGCTCTTGACCTAGACCAAGACGGTCACGGTAATGGGATTACTAATATGGAGGTGTTTGAGTTTATCAAGGACAATCTGGAGTTCGATCAGCTAATCTACGAGTTCGGCACCACTAAGAACCCTGACTGGGTTCACGTGGGATACCGCAAGGGAGCCAACCGCAAACAGATACTTGTAGCGTACCGCGATGCTGCAGGCAAGACAAAATACAAGCCGTTTAAATAATATCTTTGTACCTATGAAAGCAAAGATGACTGTTTACAAGAATGGTGGCAAGACGCCAATCGTTCCAGACCCCAAGAAGAAGATGACCGATATGGAGATTGCCAAGGCAAACCGTATGGATATGTTAACCCAGGAGCGCAACACCATCCGTAAGTATGACCCCGCCGCATTACCCGCGTTTGATCGTGGACTCAAGGAGCAAGGCTTTATGGTGAAAAAGAAGCCATCCGCTACTCCAGTCAAGAAAATGATGGGTGGCGGTAAGATGGATATGTACCTTAATGGAGGAAAGGTAAAGAACGACAGCAAGATTAAAAGACTTGAGAATCGTGAAGCCAACCTTGTAGCACGCGGCAGCAAAGCCGTAGATGAAGGTAGGGAGCGTAAGGCTGACCGACTTCTTGGAAAAGCAGCTCGCGTAGAGAACCGTGTAATAAAGGCAAAAGAATCCGCTTCAGTAAAGAAGATGGCCGGTGGAGGCAAGATGGATATGTACGGTATGGGAGGCAAGATGAAGAAGTACCTAATGGGTGGTCAAGTAAAGCTTGACAAGAACAAGGACGGAAAGATTTCCGCCATTGACTTTAAGATGCTTAAGAAAAAGTAAACAGCTATGAAAGCCAAGAAGTACAACTACGGAGGTAAAATGAGTGATGAGTCCGGCGAGGAGATTGAGATCAAATCAATGGATATGACATCTGGGATGAAGCAGCTTGAAGCTGCTGTCAAAGCCTCAGGAAAGACTCCTAGCAGCTACAAGTTCAAGGCCTGCTTCTACGAAGAGGACGAGGACTAGATATTGTAAGCAAAACTGCTTATGAACCTAATTGATATCTACAGCGAATACTGTGTAGATTCTAACGGATGGCCTACTACGGATAAAGGTTCGTTCCACGACTACCTAGAGGCATACTACACTAAAGAGTTTGCCAACCCAGATAGGGTTACGTCAGTACTTGAAATTGGTGTACAGAACGGCGGAAGCCTGATACTCTGGCACGAATGGTTTACAAATGCCAAGATTGTTGGCATAGATATAATGGATGCGTGTTTAAACAACTATAAAGAAGCATCACTTGGTCGTGAGTTCCCAAGGATTGAGATCATCATTGCTGACGGTTATGACAAAGCTGTTGTAGATACCCACAAAGACAACAGCTACGACTACATCATTGACGACGGCCCCCACAGCATAGAGAGTATGAAGATAGCCATTGAGCTGTGGATGCCGAAGGTTAGGCAGGGAGGCAAGCTCATCATAGAAGACGTACAAAGCGTAGAGTGGTTTGAGGAACTAGCGTCTCACGCAAAGAAATTTGGTTACGAAAAATATCGGACCTTTGACTTCCGAGAAAACAAATTAAGAAGCGACGACCTGATTTTTGAGCTAGAGAAGTGAAAACTAAAAAGTATTACGACAGCAACCCCAAGGCTTACCAAAAAAAGAAGGAGTACGATACAGAGTATCACTCCACCGACGAGCGTAAGAAGTACCGGGCGGAGCTTAACAAAAAGAACCGCCAAGCTGGAAAGTACGGAAACGGAGATGGTCTAGACTACGATCATACCGAGCGTAGGTTTATATCAGCGGTAAAGAACAGATCTAAAAAGTAAACAACCCACAATATGAAAAGTACATTATTATCACTGATTGCTGTTTCAGCACTGCTAAGCTGCGCGAGCGAAGAATCGAAAGACGCTAAGGCCCTCAAGATCCACGAAGGCCTTTATGCCTTCTGTGGAGCATCAGGTGCCGAGCTGACTGGAAAGCAGATTATAGTTCAGGGAAAGGTATTTGAAGAGGGCTGTTCTATCTGTCCAGTTCTGGACGGACCTTCGGTCTCTAACCTAGCTATGGAAGGCTATAGCTTTAGCTGGGGTTCTGAGTTCAACACCGATAAAAACTTTCAGTACCCGAACAACGACGGGAGCACAGTATGGGATGGTAAGTCAGTGTGGTCTTTGTACTGGTACTTCGATACCTCTAGCTTTATCCCTCAGTACAATCCAAAGACTCAGGATTGGGAGATGATGCACCCAAAGAACCGTTCGTTTATCGTTAACACAGACTACGCTGTAACAAGCGAGAGCAATATGTTCTGTATGCCCTGTGAGGTTTTCGATACCACAGAGACAGGAATCGTCCTTGCTAAATGCTACGGACCTATGAATGAGGCTGCTGTTCCTCTGCGTAGGGCCATCGAAGTAAAGACTGGTATGAAGTCAATCACCGCAGCGATAGAAGGCAAGCCATACCCAGTAGGGACACCAGTTCCAGTTATGGAGATGAGCAAGAAAGCACAGAAAAAAGCAAAACCATAATGAAAGCAAAGAAGAAAGACAGCCACGTAATGGTTCCAGCCCCAAAGGACCACCACTGGATGATGGAGAAAGGTCGTTACTATGTGATGGCTGACAAGGATGGGAAGTTTACCCCTCACGAAGGTGCTTCGAAGGAGGCAAAATTCCGGCTATACTCCGCCCATCAATCTTAGCCTGAGCTATAATCTTCTTTCCAAGGGGAGTATCCTCGTGGCCTTTTAGCTTTCTGCCTAAAAGAACCGTAGGGATGCCCTCTGCCCTGTTGGGGATGGTCTTGTTGATAGTTTTTTTGTCGTACTGAAGCTCCACAGTTTCCTTTCCGGAGGCTATATCCCTCCACCTCTCTACAATCATACGCCCCTGCTGGGTTAGTGAATACCTTTTGCGGTAGTTCCACCTGTTCTCATCACGAAACCACATAGAGGTGTCCTTGTGGATGTCGATATCCTCCATAGAGAAGTAGTCGAACAGCAATTCCCGCTTCTTCATCCTAACAGTTAGCCAGTCCTTGGTCTGGTTGTAGGACTTTGACAGCTGTTGCCCCATCCACTCGATGGTAAAAAACTCTAGGTCGTAGGCAAACAGAAGGAAGTCCACCTGTATTGGCAGGAGCTTATACTCCTGCTTCATAAACTTGTTGGCGTGCCAGACGAATTTGTATAGGGTAGGCCCGCGATCGTCGCGGTAGGCGAAGTCCCTAAACTTTAGGTCTTCCTTTTTCTTGAACTTTTTAGCCAATGAAGTAAATTGTATCTTTGTAGCAAAAGTACGAAATATGGGAACACTTAGTGGTCAGCGCGTAAAAGATGCATTCGGTTCACTCCTTAAGATGGAGAGCGGAACAGCAACCTCGACGACTAAAATAATTGAAGACGGAGCAGGAAACGATACCGCACTAAAGCTGTCAACGGTAAAGCTTGAGGTAAATGGAACCCTTGGGTTTACTTCTGCCCCTACTACTGGGTCTACTGAGGTAGCAGCTCTTTTCCTTGACGCTAGCAATAACATTGTAAAGCGTAACCTTGGAACCGCAGCGTTTACCTCAGGTTCTAGCCTAACGCCCGTTGCTCCGCTAAACATAGCTAGCAACATTATCTCTATCAGTGCGCCAACGACCTTGTCGCAGCTTACGGAGGCTACCGTTGCCATTGCAGACACCTTCCTTATCTATGATGCAACAGCTACCGTATACAAGTATGTGACCCTTGAGGACCTAACCCAGTATATGGCTGCCAACATCACCGCATCTGCAGCAGGAACCAATGGACAGATATCCTACAACGATGGAGGAACAACAGCAGGAGCAGCGGGGCTGTCGTACAACGACGCACCAGCTGCTGAGCAGTTTACATTTACAGGTCTAGACTTCGTTCAACGCGAGGTGTCCTCTGGAACTTGTGCATTCTATAGCCGCTCCGACAGCGCTGTAATCAACAATGCAGTTACCAATGGTGTGGTAACAACCTTAGAGGCAAATCTTTTTGCAGGGGCTGTTATTGTTGACTATATGATCTACAACTCAGGGTCTACTACG